AACAGGCCTTATATCTTGCTGATTGTAGAAAGTTAGGAGTGAATGTACTCCCTCCATCTATAAATAAATCTGGAATAGATTTTGAAGTAGTAGATAATTCTTCAATAGTATTTGGCCTATCTGCTATTGGCGGCATTGGTATGACTATTGCAGAAAGCATTGTACAGGCAAGAGATTTACAAAAACCATATACAAGTATGTATGATTTTTATAGAAGATGTGATCCAGTAACTTTAAAAAAATCAACCCTAGAACACCTTGCTTCAGCTGGTGCATTAGATGAGTTAATAGATGACAATGACGTAGAGATTAGTAGAAGAATTGAATTAGAAATTCTTGAAAAAGAAAAATCTGAACTAGGAATATATGTCACTAGTCACCCAGTCATGGGAATATGGGACGTAATTACCAACCAAATTACAAGTGAAATTATTGATCTTAGCTCTTATGATTCTGGTACTCCAGTAAAAATTGGTGGAATAATTAATTCTATTAAAAAGATGATCACAAAAAAGGGCGATAAGATGTTCAAGTTGGACCTTGAAGATATCTCGTCGAATATAGAAGTTATTGTTTTTCCAAGAGCAGCAAAAGAAATACCCAATGACTATTTTAGTGTTGGAGATATATTAATCATAAGTGGAAACCTGAACAAGGAAAATGATGAAGAAAATTCTATTACAAAAATATTTTATAATTCATCAGAAAAAATTGATCAAAAAATTTTTACTGGTGGAAAACCAATTATTTTTAATTTAAAGAACAACATAGGTAACGTGACAATAGATAGTATATATGATATAATATCTAATAATAAAGGTAATAGACCTGTTTTTTTAGAAATTTGCGATAATAAACATAAATTTATTTATAAGTTTGATACTTTGGCATCAACAAAAATAGTGCCAATAGTAGAAAAGATATTAGAGTTGGAGATAAAATAATGACACTTCCAGGATCTTATCAGAACCCATCGACAAAGCCATGTTGGGTATATTGTTCTTCGTGCAGCAGATGCCAAGACAAGGGTAGGTACACAAAGTGCAATGGCTGTAGCGGTAGATATGACCCAGCTGGAAAGATTGACGTTCATAATGATGATTTTTGCGACTGCAAGAATGGCATTCTAAGATGGAGAACCAAAGAGGGTAAGCTCTTAATGACAATATTTAAAAGTAATCCATTCAAGGGCACAGTAAAGTATGAAAAAAAATCTGAAGACGAAAGAGATTGGGATTCTTACGTAGCTGATATGCAAGAAAAAATGGACGATCCAAATTTCAATCCAATAACAATATACGAGGACTAATATGGGCAATAAAAAAGAAGTTGGAAGAATGCTACTTGGAGATATTCAATTGATTGAATACGAACATGCAGAGCCCTATGAACCATCATACTTTTTGCAGTCTGGAGTAGTCGGTTTTCTTGCTACAAAACAAGAACTACATGATTTATATAGTGTATTGAATTACTATTTCAATATAGATTCAATAAACAATACAGTAATTTCAGTTGATTAGGAAAATATTATGTCTTGGCCATATATAGAAAATGATTTTATGGAAATAGGTAATTCAGGTTGGGTTGCTATTGGAGAAAATATATATAAAAATATGATTAACAATCACACAATAGATAAAGAAGGCATTGAATATGATGCCCAAGGAAATGTTGTATACGATCCACGTGAAGAATTAAATGACAATAGCAATTAAAAAATTAGAAGATTTAGACCCACTACAAAGACTATCTCTTACTGAGTTTTCCTATTCAAGAATAGATACCTATAAGCAGTGCGCGGCTAAATATTTTTATTCTTATATATTAAAAGAACCAAGACTATTTGGCGAAGCAGCCGTGCTTCGGAAATATCGTTCATACAGTTTTAGAAAATGTTATATCTAATGATTCTTCTTTAGATTATTCTCAAATAGAAACTGAATATCAAAAAAGTAAAGAATCATACGATCCAGATCAAAAAATATCAGAACAACTTATTTCTGTAGGCAAAGAAATACTTGATGAATTTTATGATGAAAATATAAATACACAATTTAATGTATATGATAAAGAATATGCATTTAAATATGTGCTAGGCAGTCATTTAATAATTGGTTTTATAGATAGAATAGATGTTGTTGGGGATCAAGTAACAATTGTTGATTACAAAACTGGTAAATGGGAAGTCTCTCAAAAGAGTATACCTAGCAACCTTCAGCTGGGGATATATGCGATAGCAGCTTCAGAGTTGTTTCCAGATAAAACAATAACGGCTGAACTTTATTACTTAAGATCCGGGAAGCATAAGAGCCATACCTATACAAAAGATGATCTTGAAAGACTTAAGCAGGATGTTATAAATTCTATAAACGAGATCATTAATGACAACTCATTTGCTGCTACAGCAAACTCTAGGGCATGTAGCTATTGTGACCACGCAAAAAGTGGGGCATGTGGCACTGGCGTATTTAGAAACAAAAGAGCAGCAGGGGCATAAAAAAACCCCCGCATTTCTGCGGGGGAATTTTTAATATTCTATTGATTAGAAGCTTGAGTCTGACTCAAAGACCAGATCATTGGCTTCAAGGCCCTCAAACTGAGTTACCAGCTTGGTTGCCATTGTGTTGTCGTAACCAGCCTCTTGTAGGCTATCGATTACATTGTGGTTTATTGCTTGTTTGATGCTGTTAAACAGCTCTGTTTTTGTTGTCATGGTTTCCATTATATCTCTCCGTATCCTCCGTTGCAACTCCTGCAACATATTTTTGTATTTTTATCTTTTATAAAGTATAATGTTTCTTAAGAGTTATATTATGCTATGAGCAAGATAGAGGTTACTACATGAAAACTGAGATTGTCAACTCGAAGACATTTTTTTCTACAAGATCTTTAAAAAAATCTCCAACTTTTTCTAAGAAAAAATTAGAAAATTTATTAGAGGTGGGGCATACTGAAAAAAAAGTTGCCAGTAAAGGTAACGCTTACAAGAATACAAAGACGGGATTCAGAACTGATATACAACTTAACGTAAGATCTAATTGGGAAGCTAACTTCGTAAGAATACTTAACGGATACAGTATTAAATTTGAATTTGAACCAACAGTATTTTCATTCCCAATTAAAAGAGGAACTAGGGGTTATACTCCAGATTTTTTTATCAATAAAACTGGAGAGTGGGTTGAGATAAAAGGATATCTGGATACAAAAAGTAAAGTTAAATTAAAAAGATTTAAAAGGTATTATCCAAAAGAATTTGAAAAACTAATATGCATCATCAGTAAGTATTCAAAAGATGCTGTTGAATTTATGGGAGAATTAGAGGTTCCAATGGTAATATACTATGAAGATATAAGAACAGAGTACAGTTCATTGATTTTAAATTGGGAAGGCAAATAATTTATGGCCGCCTATAAAGAACAGTACTACAATCTTGAAGAATCAGAAATGCAAGATCTAATTGCAAGAGCAAAAAAAGAAGATCCAAAAGCACAAGAAGAATTATTAAAAGTATTTAATAATTTTTTAACAAAATATGTGTCACTGTTATATCACGGCAGATATAATCTTGATGACTATGACATTAGAAGGTTCATAAGTTTATTCGTTAAAAATTCTTATGTTAGGTTTGCCCTAATGAAAAATAAATTAAATAGACCTAACTATAAACACGTTCAAGAAGTCATGAGCCGGCATACAATACATGACTAAAAGATATGGAGACGAAGAAGATATAAGACAGACTATTAGTGTTACCTTTTTTCAATGCATAAAAAGGTATGAAAGAAAAGATTCCGCAAAGGGGCCTATACCATTTAGTGGTTTTTTATATAGTTATTTTTTTTATCTTTTAAAAAAGAATGTAGATACTTTTTTAATAGATCAATTAGGAAGAAAAACATTTCCGTTAATAACCAGTGACTCATACGATGATGAAGACGAAAATCCACAACCTGGATTTAGACCAGAACCAGTTGAATATACATTAGAGCAATTTATTGCTACTGATGAATTAAATGAGATGTGGGTTCTTGGAGAAAAAACTATTCCACCTTTCGATCAACTTACCGTTCAGGAGAGACAGCTGATAAAATGGAGGTTTGTAGATGGAAAAAAATCAAGTGAAATTTCTGAAAAAATAAATGAACATCCAAACACTGTAAGAGAACATTTATCTAAAGTTAAATTAAAGTTAAGAGAAATTATTATACAACACGACATGCAAGAAATTATAAAAGACTTAAATATAAAAAAGGACATTTGATGAACCTTCAAAGCATAGAACAATTACAACATCTTCTTTCTGATTTTTTAAATCCCCAAATTCAAGAGGTTATAAATTCCTATGTAGACAACAGTAAAAATAATCCTTATTTTATAGAGATACCAGAAGAAGATGTTATTGATCTTGGCCTAGATAAACTGGCGTCGCTTGTTGCAAGAACCTCAAATGTTTATGGAAGATCAGCAAGATTTGCTGGCATGGCGAGAGCAAACTTTAAGTTAATAGAAGGAAAATATAAAAAAGTTTATAAATCTTCTAGAGTCGGAAAGAATGAAGCGGAGCGAGAAGCGGCTGCAATGGAGGCTGCAGAAGCAGAGTACTCTGCGCTTATCACGTGTGAAGCTATTGTAAATTTAGCTGAGTCTTTAGAAAGCTCTGCCAGAATAGCTTCTGAATCAGCTAGAAAACTTATGGACAAAGTACAATCAATGCAGATAGCATCGAGTAGGGAATCCAAAGGTTATTACCTAGACGAAGACTTTAAGACATACTAAAGGATAATTTATGTTTATTGGACACTATAAAAATGTAAATAAAGTAGATGAGTTTTATTCAGAAAAAAAAGATGGATTAGATTTTCCAACTCAAGTAGAATATAAGGGCAGTAGATATTTACTTACAACTACTTATATGGCCAACTCTAAAAGTCAAGAAGATAATATAAAAAAAAGAGCACAAGAACTAAATATTTTAGTAGATGTAAAAATAGACTAATGAATGTAGAAGTTTTTTGCGATGGGGCTTCTAGGGGCCAAGGACAAAAGAAAAGAGGAGAAGCGGCTTGCGCAACGGTAGTTTACAAAAATAGAAAAAAAGTTGCGCAGTTTGCGAGAGGCCTTGGAGCTAGAACCAATAATGAGGCTGAGTATGAAGCTATAATAGCCGCTCTTTTGATATGTGCTTTGTCTGATTTCATTGATCCAATTATTTATACTGATTCAGCTGTAGTTGCCAATCAAGTAAATGGAGTGTGGAAATGTAAGAGTCCAGCCCTGTTCCCTTTGCTGATGACAATTGAGGAAATAAAATCAGAATATAGATTTAGACTTATACAAGTTCCAAGAAATTTAGTTTGGGAGCCAGATTATTTAGCAAATACTTTTCTAGATCAACTAGAAAAGAAACAAAAAGAAATGTGATATACTCTATACCTATGAAAAATTTTAGAAATAATCAACCGATTATAATAGGCTTAGCTGGTAAAGCAGGTAGCGGTAAAACGTCTGTGGCTGAGGCTATTGTACCTAAGGGTTCACTGGAGGCAGTGAAATTTGGTTATAGATGGGATCATTTATTTTTTGCTCTACCATTGTACGAAATGGCTTCTATTAAAAAAAATATAATGGGTATAAATGAAAAGTCTAGAAAACTATTTGCTTTACATTCAGTTCTCTATGAACTATATGGTGGCTCAGCGATTGGTAACATGCCAGACTATGAAAAATTTGTAGAAATTGTTTATGAAATTGAAAATCTATCAATAGAACCTGAAGGCATAAAGCCTAGAACATTTCTGCAGAAAGCCGGCGATGTATGCAGAGAGAATTACGCAGATTGTTTTGCGCACTGGGCTGTTATTAAAAGCTATAAATTATATACTCAATTCTGCAATGAGAGCGAAGATGCAGATAATGCAAAAATGGCAATAATTATATCTGATGTTAGATATGCAAATGAGGCGGCAGCAATAAAGAAACAACCCAATGGATTAATAATATGTTTTGATGCTTCTGAAGAAACCTTAAACAACAGACTCCTCAAAAGAGATGGACTTGTCCCAACAAAAATACAATCAGAACATCCTTCAGAAAACGGAATAGATGAAATTAAAAAAATGGCAGATATCATTATAAGCACAGATAATATGTCACTCGAAGATCAAACTCTAAATACATTAATAGCACTAGGAATGAAAGCGGAAACAAATGCCTAAGATAAGTAAAAATGCCTTTGAACAATCAACAGATTCTCCATTGGATTCAATGATTAATGCCAATCCAGGCATAAGTATTTCAACATCTCCAGTTTTAGTTTGCGGTGTAAACAGAAAAATAAACATTGGAAATTTTGAAAACATAGATGTCTATGCAGGTATAAGTCTTCCGTTGGGCGATGTTTCCCTTGAGGATAAGGAAGCTCTCCAGGCAGCAATAGAAGGTGCGGCAGCTTATGGGTTTTCAATAGTCTCAAAAGAGACTGGAGATAGATATGTTTTAATTAAGGAGTCCCAACAGGGCAAATAGCTAAAACATATATTTGCGAGTTACTATTATTAATAATATAATATTACTATTAATCATCCAAAAATAAAAATAAACAGAGGTTAAAAATGTTTAAGAAATTAGCCAGTAAAATAAAGTCAATTGCATTCAACGCTCAAAAGCTAGATCCAAACAGCTCTATTGCTAAGGCTCAAGCTAAGATCATTGATGAACTTGCAGATCAGGCACAGGCGGTTGCAGACATCGCAGTTGAAGCAGCAGAGAAAATTGCTTCAGATGCAAAGAAAGAAGTTGCTAAAGCCGTAAAGGAAGCATCTTCCCCTAAGGCTAAGAAGGTTGGACCTCGTCCAGAAGACGCTGCTAGAGCTGCCAGCTCAACGGCAAAAAAGGGTCGTCCTAAAAAGTCAACTAAATAACCTAATGTCTTTAGCTAAGTTTAGGTTGGTCTCCAAAGGAAACGCAGCTCCTAAAAAAATAGGACAAACACCAACCCCAAAGACCAAACCTAAACCTAAGGATTAAACATAATGGTTTTTAAAAAAAATGTTTACATTAGTGGCCCAAGAATGGGAACTAATAATTCAATGTATGGTATTGAGCTAAAGAAATCTTTAAAGCCAAAGAAGAATTCTAAAAAACCTAAGAAAAAATAATGCCACCAGCGTCACCAGATAATATAATTGTTCATGATAGTCTTTTTTCTGGCGAAGATTTAAACAAAATGTTATCTTTTTGTAAAAGTCAAACTACTTGGTCAAATAGTATTTTTTATTCAAGTGGAAAATTACAAACTTATCCAGATGAAAAAACAAATTTTCATAACGCCACTCCAGAAGTATTTAATTTATTTGTAAATATATTAAATATTATTAAGGATAAGATAGAGTGGTCATATGGAACTAGGGTAGTGCCCAAAAAAAACGAAGCTATAAGGAGGTGGTCTCCTGGCGAATTTCAAGACGTGCACGCTGATAGTGAGCTAGCAACCGGAGAATTTATTAGCCTTCAATATATTACAGATGAAGATCAAAATATTATGAATCAGAGCACTCACTCCCTAATGATTTTGTTGATTTTTCTTCGGTATTTTATATAAATGATGACTATAAAGGTGGGGAATTATTCTTTCCTGAATATGATGTAAAAATTAAAGCAAAGTCTGGTAGCTTTATTACCTGGCCGAGTAACGCAAAATATTTACATGGAGTTGATAAAGTTATAGATGGGTATAGGTATACTATACCAAGCATGTGGTACAGCGAAAAAGCAGTTCTCCTTAATTCGATAAAGAGTTTTAAGTGTGCTAGAAGTATTTCTGAAGAAAATTATAACAATAAATTTGTAAAAACTTCAGTACTATAATACAATATTAATTGTTAGAAAGTAAAATATTATGGCAAAAACACCGGCATGGACACGCAAAGAGGGCAAAAATCCTAAGGGTGGCTTGAATCAAAAGGGTGTTGCATCTTATCGTGCGGCAAACCCTGGGTCCAAGCTAAAGATGGCGGTTACAACAAAGCCAAGTAAACTTAAGCCAGGATCAAAGGCGGCAAAACGTCGCAAATCATTTTGTGCTAGAATGGGTGGAGTAAAAGGACCAATGAAAGATTCTAAGGGCAGGCCTACACGCAAAGCATTGGCTCTTAAAAAATGGAATTGTTAATTAAAGGATTACTATGTCAAAATACGTTACAACTACAAATGATGTTACAACTACAGATAATAAAGATGAACAAAAAGAAAAAAATGTAAAAAAGAAATCTACTACAAAAAGTAAATCTAAAAAGAAAGAAGAACAATAATATGAAATATGGCAAAATGGAAAAAAAGACATCGGCAAAAAAATCTCCAGCAAAAAAATCTGGTTCAAAAATGTCTGGCATGACCCCAGCTCAGAAAAAACTGCCGCCATTTATACAGGCAGCAATTGCTAAAAAGAAAAAAAAGAAGTAAATAATTTAATAATAATATTTATTAAAAACAAAAACATTTAATAATAGGAGATACAAGTGGCCAAAGTTGCATGGGATTATATTGTTCCAATCGTTATGCCGAAAGACCTGAAGGGTATTGAGCCTGGAAAACTGCCCGAAACATTGCTTAGGGCAATCCCAGGCGGAGGAAAACTTCATTGGCGTGCTGCAGACGCTTGGAACGCGATGGTTGCTAAGGCCAAAGCTGAAGGGATCGAACTTAAACCCACGAGTTCTGGCGATTTATATCGCACATACGAGAGCCAACTGGCCGGCTTTAAACAGCGTTACGTATTGGAACAAATTCAAGG